TTTTTTAATGGTTTCTATTGTCACTTCACTTTTAGGAAATTGTTTTTTAACTTCTGATTTGATTGTTGAATTATGCATTTTGTTCTGTTATTAATTCATATAAGGATAAACTGTTTCAATCTTTGCTTCATAAGGACTAGCAAAACCTTTTACAATATTCCCTTTAGTATTTATATCTACATCTACATAAGTAGTAGTAGTGATAAAGTCTGTTAAATCTCTCACGTTAAAAATCTCCAAACAAACGTGACCTTTTCTTAAATTTGAGACAGATACCGTTTGCTTTCCATTTAACCTCTCTACTTGCTTGGTTATTCTGTCTATTGTATTTTTTTGTAAGTCTGTCATAATATTCTGTTGTTATAATTAATAATATTCAAATATAACATTATTTATTTAATTAACAAAAAATTTAATAACTTTTTTTTATTTATTTTTAATGTAATGCGTATTTACCAAAGTTTGGTTTGCTTAATACTGAATAAGTAGCATATCTTATAGCATCAATTAAGTGGTTATTTTTATCAATAGGCTTATTAATCATTTTACCGCTTCTATCTTCTTGCCATTTGTAATTCCTAAATTCCTGTATTGCATTATGACTATCCTTTAAGATATGTATTTTAAATCGCTTTAATAGATCTATTCCTGCATTGATACTATCAGCACCTTTTAAACTAGGTCGTACATTCCAACCCATTCTGCGTAGCTCCTCAATTAATCTAGGCTCTGCACTATCAAAATATATTGTTTGTCTTTCTATTCCAATTTCTTTCCACTTTTTATGAATGTCTATTGTAGTCATTTGTGTTTGATACAAGTGTTCCTGAATATAAAGGTCATAATCTTTTCTATAAACAGAAACTGTCGTAGTTGGATCATTCGTATATCCTGCATCTGCTCCATAGCTTATAAATTCTACATCATCAGGTAATTGATTAACCTCTACATAGCTAAATATAGTTGATTTACTAATTCCTTTTATACCAAGTCCGTAGATTTGCCAATATTGTTCGTCAGTATATTTTAGTCTTTCAATTTCTTCCTTAATGCTATCGCTAAGGAAACTGTTATCCAAATAAGTAGTAATATTAAAATCGGCATCTTTTCTAGGTATTACCTTGTCATAAATCCAATGGTACTCGTCCGACGGATTGAAGTCAAGAATTATTTTTTCGTCTGTCCTAAATACTAGCTGCTGCCAATCTTCGTAATCTAGTTCGTTTGCTTCGTTTATAAACAGTAGGTTTCTTTTTCTACCTCTAACTTTTTGCGGTTGATCTAAAGAAATAAATTCTATTAAATTTCCATTTAGTTTATACTCGTGGTTTGATTTATTATGATTAGCTTCAAAGTAGCAATTATGTATTTTTAATATATCTAAAAAATCCCTCATTACAGATGCACGTACTGACGGAAAAGTTTTCCTACATATTGTTATTGTCTTCCCTGTATTTTTTAAACAATAATGAAATATAATATACAAAAGGATGTTAAAAGTTTTTCCACTCCTCGTGCCTCCCTGTTCTATTGATATTTTTTTATCTGTTTCTAACAGATGCTCAAAAACAACGTTAGTCTTTATTTTCACTTTTTATTATTTCAATTTCAAAGTGTGTAGGCATTCCGTCTGCCCCTGTTATTTCTTGTCTTTCTACATAACCCCTTTTCTTTCCTTTTGTCTTTAAATAGAATATAGTTGCTGCAGTTGAATCTGCTGCTATCTGTTTATGTAATTGACTTTCTGCAAAATCTAAAGCTACGTTTTCTATTTCTTGTACTGCCATTGCAAACATCTCATCTTCCTTTAGCCATTTGTAATATGTACTTCTAGGTATATCTGCTTTCTTACAAGCTACCGTAACAACCCCTAGACTTTGTTCTAGTGCTGCTAATAGTGATTCTTTTTTTATGTGTCTACTTTCGTTCATTTTATATTAAATATTTTTTTTGTATATTGTCGTCTTAAATGCGGTGGTAGTGTAAAAGTAACACATCTAGTAACCAACTAGAAAATGGCATTCAAATTGACCTCACCGCTCTAATTAATATCCCTGCGTTCTTGTAGGGATATTTTTTTACCCTTATACATTCCTGCACCTTGTTTGTCTATTTCGCTAAAATCTAATATATCTTTATTAATTACACAATTTTTATCTATTAAATAAATATATTTCAGTTGATGCCCTTCTATTGGTTTTGCCTGTCCTGTTTCTATTAAATGCCTTGAAAAATACTTACCGTTTACACTTGGATAATTTTTATTATCTAAACTTTTTTTAGCAATAATTTTACCATTCCAATTAAGTATTTGATTATTTTTTTTCAAACCAATTAACTTAAAACCACTTGCTCTGTATATTGTTCCGTCTCCACATTGAGAAGCATCTGCAAAAGAAACTATCCATTTTATATGCGGTGCATTCTTTTTTATTAATCTTATGCTAATTGCTATGCATCTACTTTCAGAATACTTTGGTAGATAGTCATTAAAAGCCATTCTGTTTAATTCTATAAACTCATTCCAACCTGTATCTTTAACTGCTAATTTAACTTTAGATTTATCCATTGAATTTCCATAACTCATAACTCCGTGTAACTTATCATCTAAAAAACAACCAAAATGTAAAGTGCTATTTGGAACAACCTTTCCTGAATAGTGGTTTTTCTTTACAAAATCATTTGCTATTTTGCTAGGTATCACTTTTACTATTATTTCCTTTGCTCTGCCCATTGTGATATAATTAAATAAAGTGCGTTGCCATTTGAGTTTTCATTTCCAAAGGTTTCAATGTATTTATACTCCTCTGTTTTTTTTACATCTGCTATTGCGTTTTTTATTTGCTCTGCCTGTTCATCTGCTAAAGTGTATGTTTGCTGCTGAAAAGGTTCTTTGTCTCCGTCAGGTAAACTAAAATCATCGCTTGTTTCAATATCGTCCATATTTTGCCAAGCATCTAAACCCCATTCTTCCAAGTCTGTGCTTTTCCATTCATTTGCTAAAACATCCCAATCCCACTCGCCAAATCCTACGTTGTCCTTGATAATAAATTCCTGTGCCTGTTTGTCCGTTAAATCATCTGCCTGTATAATATAGACTTCTTTTAATCCTATCTCCTTACAAGCCTTGTAACGCATATTTCCACCTAAGATAATATTATCTTTATCAACCACTATTGGTCTAAGTGATAGCATTTCAGGAAATTCTTTTACACTAGCTACAAGTTTTTTAAATTTATGTTTATTTATAAATCTAGGGTTTGCATCATTTTCTTTCACTGCTGATATGCTAACCTTTTGTATTTTGGCTTTGATCATTGTATTAAATTTTCTCTAAGGTACAAAAAATTATTTTCTGTATATTTTTGTAATTACTAATTGAAATATTCCAAAGTAAACAACAATGTCTTCTTCGTATATTTCTACATCATCAAAGGGATAGTGCCTGATACCAAACAAAATCCCTTTAAAAAACCCAACTTTAACTTCATAACGTAATAACTTCATAATAATATCTTTCTATTATAACGTTAGAAATTGCAAATCTTTTATTCCCAATCATCAGGAAATAAAATTTTACCTAGTTGCTTTCCAAATCCTGCTACTATTAATGCAATCATTATCCAACCCAATGCTTCAATCATAATTTACTTATTTTAGTTATTACCAATGCATTCCGTCCATTGACGTACTGCTTTCTATTACTTGACATTTGTCTTTGCTTTTCCAAGACCAAGACTTTCTCATTAAGCCTATCCTTTCCACAACCTCATCTATTTTATCATCAGGGATGTCTTTAAAAAGATTTAGCATTTTTAGATCCCTAGAATTATAGGTTGGCTTTTTTCTTAATTCTTTAACCTCTGATTTTAATTTATAAAGATTTTCATTTAATTTTTCATTTTTCTTTTTTAAATATCCAACCCTGTCTATTTCGTCATAGTTTTCATTATCTTCAAAAACAAAGCAGGATTCTATTTCTAGTAATTCAGGATTGTCTTTTGTGTATAGTGGGTACATATTAACTAAATGAATTGCGTTTGCGTGATCCATAGCTTTTCCTTTTGAGATAAAAAAGTTTGCAATATTCATCCACCGCATATTCATCTTCTCCCTAAAAATGTAACAAGCTAAAGCCCTAAGTTGAACGTACTCCTGCTTTCTAGTATTTTGAAAAATGTCTATTCCTGTCATTTCTACAATACGTTCTGATATTTTTAAATAGTTTTTACTCATTTCTTAAAATTTTTATTTCTCGTTCAAGATAATCTTTTGCTTTTAATAGATCTCCTAGTTCGTCTTTCTTTTTTCCTGCTCTAACAATATACTTCAAAATATTACCTCTGTTAAAGTTAAGTGAGTAATCGTTACACACGTCTATAATATCATAGTCTTTTCCGTTATCGTAATGTGTCTGTGTTGCTTTCATTTTTATATTTTATTAATACACCATTTCTTTTTACTCTAGGCTTTCTAGCTTCTTCTATAAAACGTTCTTGCTGCATACGTCTTGCAGCCCTTTGTTTTTTATTTGGCTTGTCTTTTTTTAGTGGTTTAAATTGTCTCATTCAGTTAATAGTTTTAAAAGGTTATAGCATTCAGTATATTTTTGCCTAGCTTTTCCTTTGTATTCTTGTTTAAATAATTGATAAAGTTTTCTAGTATATTGGTATTTGGTTTGACAATCTGCATAATACTTTTCAGCAAATCTTTTACCTTTTCCTTTAAAGTAATTTACATTATCTGCAGTATCTCCCATTATCATTTGCTCATAAAAATTATACATAGCCTCGTCTTCTGATATGTCAAGAACTTCTTGGTGTTTGTAATGGTAATTATACATCAGGCAAGGAAATTGTTTATAGTCTTTATCTATTGACACAATCATAACTTCATCCCTACCTAATTCATCTGATAACTTTTTCCAATACCTAGCAACCATATCGTCTGTTTCTACTCCATAACCTACAACGCTATCATAATGACTTTTTACAAAATCGTGCATTTCGTGTAATAGTGGAGGTAATTCCTGCTTCTTTCTATTGGCTTTATAGTTTTTAGTAATTAGCTTTCTAAAGTTGCCTTTAGATCCACTGAATGTAATTACCTTGTCAATGTTATAAAGTTCCTCTAAGTGATTTACAATAGACATATACTGCTCGTCAAACTTATTTCTTGCATCAGCTATATCTGTGAAATACTTTTCGTCTTCGGGATGTTCCCTTTTTTTGTAACAACTTGCAAATATTAAGCTATCTGCATCTACTAATAATATCATAATATATCTTGTATTTCTCCTTTAATATACATTATTGCATTTTGACAGGTACGGTCTTCGTT